GGAAATGCTCGGCTGCGGTCCTTCCTAGAGAAATATCTGTGTAGCTTCCGGCATCTCCGCTCTTAATGGCAAGGGCGCCCGTGTTCGCTCGCGTAAACACGCCACCCCCATTCACCGTCAGCGTCCCGCCCACCGTGGCGTTGCCGCCAAACGTCGGGCTGTAGGCAGACAGCTTCCGCGTGCCAGCGGTGGTGCCGTCAATGGGCAGGAAGTCGTCGGAAAGCGAAACCGTCGCCGTACTCAGGGCATTGATGCGTGTGTCAGCCATAACAGATTAGGGTCCAGGATACGGCGCAACCCACTTGAGGCTATCGCCAGTTGAGGTAAGGATCTTGTCGGTCGTGCCACCAATCAGCAGCACTCCCGTGTTGAGGAAGAGCGGATAGTCCGTGCCGTAGTTGTCCGCCTCGCCTATGCGTTGGCCGAGGACGTTCAGAGCACTGCCAAACTCGGAAGCAAGTACGTTCACAACTGGCACTCGCTAGCGTGGATCACCGCATCGGTGCCAGCCTGACGGATGAACTTAGCAGCCTGCGCCATCGCCGTGCTCCAGGTGTAGGCGCGGCCCTGATAGAGGCGGTGGCCGTTGGTCGAGGTGGGCGTGCTGCCATCAATCGTACACATCACATCGGCGTCTTGAATGTCGAACATCACCATATTGGTGGTATCGCCAAAGGCCGAGAGCTGAACCGCCGAGCTGCTGACCGTAAGCCGCTGGTCAGCCACCGAGCTGCCACGATAGATGGCCGGCTTCGGGAAGATGTTATTGAGATTAAACGAGGCCATAAGGTGGGTGGGTTACCAGCTCCGATTCTGAGACGTAGTGTGAGTAAAGACCTGCATCTGGAAGTTGTCAGGCATCTGCCGCTCGATGCGATCCCATTCGTTCAACTTCTTCAGTTCCGCCGTCTGGTAGGCTTGGGTCGCTTTGTCCATCTGACCGTCTTGCACCAGCCAGTCGCCAAACGTCTGCCAGACCAACACGCCGCTAAGGGCCTCCGGCAGTTCCTGCAGTTCCCATTTGGCCGGGGTATCCTCGGGATCCTGGCCTGCCGTGGTAGCGGACAAACACTTCCAGTAATCTGACGTACCCGTCAGCGCCCCAGTCGTCCGCGTGTAGTAGATGTACTGGTCGGCCACATAGGTAGCCGTGGCGCTAAACGTATCGCCGGAGTAGTTCAGAGGGGCACGGCGGTAGAAAAGGTAGACCGGATTGGCAGGATTGGTGTTGTACGAGACGTACCCATTCGTCCCCATAAATCCACCAGCCGTGGAAATCATCTGGAACCCCGTGTCCGTAACGACATATCCCTGCGGGCGGGGGTAGGTCACCATCGCTGGGTTATCCACCCAAGCTTGGAACAGAACGTCGATCACCTTTTCGCCAGTCTGTTCGTAGGGAACGATGAACTGGTTAGGCGAGACGTTGGTCTGCTGGACCATTAGGGCGCCCCAAGCGTACACGCCCTTAGTGATGTCACCCGCGTAAGAAATCGTGCTACCGTCCGTCGAGACGTTTAGGCTATACGTCTGCGAGGTGCAGGCCGCTCCCGTCGTGTACGTGATCGTGCAGAGGAAGAAGCCGTTAGGGCACTGCTGGATGTTGGCCGAGGTGACGTTGGCCTGCGTGCCAATCGTACCAGCCTGGACGTTGAAAAAGGTGCTGAACGTCGTCGTCCCGTCGTTGACTGCCAACCGGATGTAGTCCCGGCCGCTCGGGCGGGCGTACACGCTAACCTGATAGTCCGTCGAAGGGAAGCCAGCAACCGTCTGGGCTACCTTATGCTCGCCCGTTGCGGCCGTTTCTAGGACTTTTGATGCCGTGGTGCGGTTGTCGGCCGGATTGTTGATCGAATTGGCCGTAATCGAAGCGTTAGTGGCCGTCCAGTAGCTGGACTGCGCCAGGTCATTGGGGTACGTCAGGACGTTACCGGCAAACCGCGCTTCACCCCAAATCGACAGATCGGGCCAGTTGCCCGCACCCCAGATCTGCCTGACGTTGGCGTTAAAGAGGACATTGATGCTATCCGCCAGCTCGGTGGACAGGCGGCTGGTCGGTACGCCGATCAGGCCGCAAATCTGCGCCAACGCCTTGCTGTACGGGGTCGTCCTCAAGTGTCCTTGTTGGCGTACCAGCCACCAGTGATACCGCGCCGGGCGGGATTCACCTTGGGGCGGTAGCCCTTAGCGCACATATCGGGGTTGTCCTTCAGATACTCCGGCATCCACTCGTGAACCTGGTTGCCGTGCTGCTGCTGAAGGCGGAAGAACAGGCGGGCATCAATCTTGGCCGCCATCTGCCCAAGGCCGTCGATCTTGGTCGAGCCCTGAGCCGCCATTACCTTGGCTTGTTCAACCTGACGCAAACCAGCCTGCACCTTCTCGGCAGGCAAGCCCTCTTCCATTTCGCGCCAGAACTCGCGGACGACGTTCGGCGGGAGGGAGGTGATGATCTGCGGCTCGGACTGAACCATAAAAGGGGGTGGGGGCAGAGCCCTTGCGGGATGCCCCCGGGTGGGGATTAACCCAGCTTATCGATCGTCGTGAGATCGATAATGTTCAGGTAGATGTCCAGCTCGCCCGCCGTCAGGGCGGACGGGCTACCACCCGTCGCATTCGTGAACACGGCCACCATATTGGCGGCAGCGGTCGCGGTGCGAACCGTGGCGGTCGTCGGGACACCGGCCAGAACACCAGCCGTCAGCACCGATTGCGAGGTGATGAAGCTGTTGGTCGTGGTGGTGGTGCCAACAACGACCGTGAACGCCGTCGTGCCCGCGAAGGCAGTCGAGATGTTCACCAGCGCGTTGTTGATGGCCCACTTCGCCGGCAGCGTGCCCAGCGTGACGGTCACCGTGTCCGTAGAACCGGTGCCCAGCGCCACGTCAGCACTCTTGACGGTGTACTTGTGGGAGAAGCCGCGAGCCTGCTCCTGCAGCGAAAGCTGCGAGGTGCGGGTGCGGGAGATAGTGACAGCAGTATCAGCCATTGTGATTTCCTCCTAGGTTGAGGGTTAGCTGGTGCCGGCAAACTTGCCGAGACCGAGGGGGTTCTTTACCAGGAGGGTGAGGGCCGCGAGGATGAACCCGCGACGACCACCGCCGAGGTCCGGCAGCTCGTTCGACTCGATACCCAGCATATAGCCGATACCGACCAGCTCGGGGTCAATGACGTAGCCACGGGCCTTCTGCTGGTTGGTGGTGGTCGAGGGATCAGCGCCGTCCGCGATACCGTTGAACAGGTCGGGAACGACCGTCACGGTGTGGAAGTCGCCGACATAGACCGTAACGTCCAGGTCGATCTTGTGCGAGGAGGCATCCTGCGTGACCTGATAGGTCTTCGTGGTGCCAGACGCGCCTTCCTGACGCTGGAACTTGCTGATCGCCCGCTTCAGATTCGGGCCGGCGAACAGGGTGTAGGACCGGCGGCCACCGACCTGCTGGAAGATCGACTGGAACACGTCGTTGAACGCGGACTCACCGAGGGAGCCGGTCGCCGTGGTGTCGATGTTGCCGGAAGGCGTGCGGAACGCGGCAGGAACGTCAGTGCCGGGGGTGGCGCTGATCCACTTGCCGAGAGCACGCAGCTTGTACGGGGACGGGGGCGCCTCCTGCTGGCGATCATTGTCGGAACCGATGCAGGCCTCGATGGACCGCTTCAGTTCGCGCATCGCCTTCATCTTGGCGTTGGCGACCTCGCTGGCGACACCGGCAACGTCAGAAGCCTCCTGCAAGCGGGAGACCATCCACTGCTCGCGGAACTGCTGGACGTAATTGCCGATACGGGCGCGGTTGACGGCCTGATTGGAGAAGGCGAGGACATCCTGACCTTCCAGCACGCCGCCGAAACTGACGGGCGAAAGGGAGTCAACCTGCCACTCCTGATAGGCGTTGGTCATCCGCTTGGTCTTCGCGAAGGTGGAAACCTTCGGGGTATCCTCGGGGGCGAGGATGGTAAGGAAATCGGTGAGATCTTCACGATCACCCGCGACGTTGTAAGTAGTGCTAAGAGCCATAAACTAATGTTTAACGAGTTTGTTTGGCCGCTTCTCGGGCCAGGAGGAATTGGACTGCTTCGTTTGTCGTGACTCCACCCTTCTTGGACAGATGCTGCCGGAGAGCCTCAACCTGCGTGGCCGACTTTGTGGAAGACGGAACGCGGCTTTCGGAACTTCCAGAAGTGGCAACGGTTTGACTGCTGGGCGGCTTGCTGGAGGGGATGACGCCAGGCTTTGTCGGCTTGGCTTTACCCTTCTCCTTGGCCTGCAACGCCTTCAGACCCTCAATCTGCACCCCGATGATCCATTCCGCATTGGGAAGGTTCTTTAGCCACGGCATCTGCAGGTAAGCCTGCTGGGCCGCGACGTACTCGGGAGTGGACTTGTCCTTCAAGAAGGGGAACTTCTCGTAAGCAAGTTGTTGAGCTTGACCGCGTTGCTGCAGAAACTGCGTTCGGGCAGGGATATCATCCTCCAACGTCTTTTCAGCGTTGATGATGATGGTGTTCAGCGCCTCCCGATCCAATAACTGTCCTTCAAGCTGAATGGGCTCAAAGTTGGTCTTGGCGAGCTGCTGCTGCGCGAACCGCTTGGCTTCCTTGGCCTGTTGGGCTAAGGACTGGAGACCGTTGTAGTCCTCAATCTGGGCGAGTGGCACCGTGCCTTGCGGCAGGGGAGCAATCGGCACCGGAGCAGGTTGCGCCTGCTGCTGTTGCTGCGACTGCCGAGCCATCTCCAGCTTGAGTTCATTCAACTGGGCCTCAACGGCCTTGCGCTTCGCGACTTCCTTGCCGATGCGCTTGTTGATATTCTTCTGAATCTCTGGCGAGATCTGAGAAGGAACTGAGTCCTCTTCGGCTTCCGGTTCCATGGCTTGCGCCTCGGGCTCGGGGGCCTCGGATTCGACAGACTCGGCGGGTGCCGCTTCTGTGGATGCGGGTTCTTCAGCCTTGTCGGGCTGTGCAACCTGTTCCGCTAGTTTAGCTTGGGCTTGTGCGTTTTCCGCCTGCATATTAAGCAGACGTTGCGCGGCCTGAGCTACACTCAGATTGCTGTTTGGTGCATCGCTTTTCGTCTCGGGCGCCGGAGGCGCTTCAACTGGCTGCGAAGTGGCTGGGACTGTATCGTTAGACATCGTGGGTTTAAAGCCCCCAAGGGCGGGACAGGGCGGGTGCCCAGTGCCATCAGCCGTGATTATAACCCGACCCTATGTCAAGCGGTATTAGGCCATCTTATCCCTGATCATCTCCTACTGCCTGCTGCACCTGCGTGGCTACATAGTCGTCAAACAGGTTGATGATCGCTTCGTAGGCCCGCAGTTCGCCCACCGCCGCAGCGGTTAGTTTCTCATCAGCCACGGTCACATCGTTCATCAGATCCAGCAGCGTGTTGCGCTGGATCTCTCGCAAGTGGTCGATAAACTCCTGGAACGCCTCGGTGGGCGCAAGGCGCACCAAGGCGACCTGGAGCAGTTCGACCCGTTCGCGGGCAGTGAGGAGATTGCGTTTACGAGGAGGCATTGCGAGGTGAGGTGGTAGCCGGCATCGGTCCAGGCATCTGGGCGCCTAGGCGGCCAATGGTGGCGTTCTGCTGCTGTTGTTCCTGGAACTGGTACTGCTTGGCGCGAGCGTCAATGCGTTCGCGGAACGCTTGGTCCTGCGAGTACCGCTGCTGGACGTCCGGCTGCTGCAGGTACTGCTGGATGACCTGCAGGCCGAGCTGCGGCGGCGTGCCAATGCGGATGTTCTTCGGGATGCCGGCAAAGATCTGCGCCAGATCCTGCTGCTCGTCGTTGACCACCTGCTGCTGGCCCGCCTTGACCGGGCGGATGATGCGCTCGGCGATGTTGGGATCGATGGAGGAGACAAACGCTTGGAAGAGCGCCGACCAGTCGCAAACGCCATCGCGGTCGAGCGACTGGGCGCCTTGGATAATGGCCGTCCACTTTTCCGCCATCGACTTGAAGTCGGTGCTCTGGACGTCCCACGAGAGGTAGAAGTCGAACTCCTCGTTCACGTCACCTTTCTCAAACATCATCGTGTCCGCGTCCTTGACGCCCATCACACGGAAAACGACCTGCTCCTTGCCGTACTGCTTATAGAGCTTCCAGATCTGGCGGAAGCTCTTGGACAGGCAGGTCAGGAACTTGTTGATCTCCCATTGATTGTAGATCGGGTCAACGGAAGGATCGCCCTTCTGCGCGGCAAAGCCGTTGTACTCCTTGAACGAGGACTCCAAGAGCGACTCGGAGTTCTCCGTGTTCATATCCGGAATCGGCCGGTCGGCGTAGTGATACTCGTTCGGCCGGCGCTCGGAGATAAGCGCACCTGGACCCCAGCGGCCCGGCGGGCGGCCCTGCGGGTAGCAGATGGGCGGAAGGATGGCGAGGGACGCGGCGTCGATGCGACTGTCCTTGTGCGCCTTGATCTGATCCTGCCACGGCTTGCCCGGCTCGGGGACGCCCCGGCTGTCGTGCAGCTTGCGGCTCAAGTACTCGCGGCGATAGAGGACAAACGGATACTCGCCGTGGGCGTAACCGAGAAGGCCGTGCTTGGCGAAGCCCGATTGTTTGTCGTCCGGCGGCATCTGCGGGTTGAAGACCGTGCAGTAGATGCCCGGCACGCCATCCTCGTCGGACAAACGCTGATAGGCGTAGACGATGCCAATCTTGTCCGTGAACCGCTGCTGCGTGTAGACGAACGAACGGCTGATGGGTTGCGTGTACTCGGAGGGGCTGATGGTGATCAGCCGGCCACGCTGCGTCTCAATCGCCTTTTCCACCCAGTCCTTGTCCCAGCCGTCATCGCGCACCAACTGCCGGAGCTGCTCGGCGGTAAAATACTCTACCCGGTAGATGCCAGGCACCCGCTCCAGATCCAGCGAGAACGACGGGATGAACAGGTTTTCATCCAGGTTGAACGCCCGCAGGACGGGGTAGGACCGCTCCGGCCCCTCCACTGGCACCGTGGTCTCTGCAGTCTTCCGCAATTCCTTGAGCATCTTGGTCGCCTTGGCCCGGCTGCAACCGTACTGCTCCTCAAAGATGGACTTCAAGTCCTCCTCGGCGGCCTTGTCCTCGATCAGGGCAACAATATCGATCTGCGGGAACTGGAGCTGGAGATCCTCCAGCCGGACATTGACCAGCACCTTCTCCCGGCGCTTCTCCCAGAACTGACCCATCACGGCCAGTCCCTTCTCGTTCATATAGTTGGCGGCAATCTCCACCTCCCGATGCACCTCTGGAATCTGCGTCTGGATCAGCCAGCGCATAAAGTTGGTCACGAGGTTGGACCGCTCCATATCGTTGGTGCCAACCGGCACCGCCGAGAGGTTGGCCCGCTGGAAAGCCATACACTCCATCGCCACCTTTTTGTTGATGATGTTATCAACGAGGAAGACGCGCAGATCGGACGCGCCGTCCCAAGGCGTGGGGCTCGTCTTGCTGCCCTCGCGGGAATGCTTCTTCCCGTCCGCTGACTGGCCGTTCCAGATGGCGTACCGGGTCTGGTAGTTGACGCGGCACTGATCGACGTAGGGCTGGTTGTCGGCAACGCAGTCCTCAAAAGCCTTGCAGATCAGGTTAAAATCAGGAGCGTTGTCGCCGGACGGGGCCAGTTGCAGACTCGGATCGTTGGGGACGGAAGTCTGGAGGGAGTCGATGGAACTCATTGCTTAGGGCGCTATGCGTAAGCCCCTTCCAAGGCAAGTTAATAGCTCCACGTCCGGTTGTCGGTTTGCTGCATTGCCTGCGGGTCCATAAACTCGCAGTTGGCGACGAGCA